CGATATAAAGCAACCCCTTGAATTATCAATATCTTCAAGGGGTTTTGTTGTGTTATGAAATCAAAAAGGGGCAACCAAGGGGCAGAATTAAAAAATAGTATCTAATTTATTGACCAGTTTATCCTCCATATCCTCAGTAGTATGAGAATAGATTTCCAAAGTCATTTTTGCATTTGAGTGCCCAACTCGATCCATTATTGATTTTATTGGGAGGCCAGACTCTGCTAAAAACGAAATATGAGAATGCCTAAAAATATGGCTAGATAAGTTTTTTTCTATTTTGGCCTGTTTTCCATATTTTTTTAATATCTGTATGAAGCAAGCTATTGTTGTAGGTTGATTCCATTTTTCAAAACAGAAAATATAATCATCGCTTGACAATGGCTGGAAACGTTCGCTAAGTCGTACTATTTGTCTTTGAATAGCTTCTATGACACTCTCTGATACTTTGATTGTCCGTATTGAATTTGTAGTCTTTGGTAGCGTCTTGATTTTGTTTACTGAATCAAAATTACCTGTGATCTCAATTTTGTTGTTTTCGAAGTCTATATTCTTCAGTTGTAAGGCAGTTAACTCACCATATCTCATACCAGTTAATGTCAGCACAAGAACCATATCAGCGTACTTTTGGTGATATTCTCGACGATTAAGGACATCGACAAGTGCTTTTATTTCTTGCATGGTGAGAAAGTTGTTACGCTTTTTTTCCAGTTCTTCTAAAGTCTTTGGTTTTTGAGGAATCGTAGTATAATCGACCTCGTTGTTTTCAATGTAAGAGTATTGAACAGCGTAATTAAAGATACCTCTGAGCCTATGCCGTACTTTTTTAGCTGTAATATATCCGTTGCTTTCAATAATTTTTTCAATAGCCTCTTGAAGAAAACGCCTGTCAAGATTAGCAAGTATGGTATCGGATGGTATGACTTCCTTCATCTTCTTATCAACTGATTTACAATTATGTTTTGTTGATTCCTTGACTGTTTGTGACCAGGATTTATAGAAAAGGTTATAAATCTCTTCAAAAGTAATGCTTTCTACTTGTTTTGTGCTGAGTTTTTTATTTATCTTCTCTTGCAACAAGATGGCGGCTTGATTTCTTGCTTGAGGTGTTTTCTTCTCCATCGTGACTGACACTTTTTTTAATTTCTCAGTATATGGATCTTTATATCGCTCAAAATATTTAAACTTGCCATTTGGCAATTCTTCCATCCACATTGATTTTACCTCACTTTTTTGATAAAATGGGTATAAGAAAACGACCTTTTGAATGGTTGTTTCTTATACGTAAGTTCCTCACACTCAGAGTCGCCAAACTTTGCGAGTGTGGGGATTTTTTTATTTCGTTTCAAAGAAATTTCCGCAATTTTGGCAATGCCACTGTTTATTTCCTTTTTTGCCAGCAAATCCAGCTAAAGCACCAACTCCACCAGTCAAAACAGCTCCACCAACGGCCTTTCCAACAGAAAAGGCTTTTTTGTCTTGTTGTAAGAAAGTCACATCTTTAGACTTACAATTAGGGCAAGTGATGATATTCTGCTTTTTCTCTTGCTTTTTCTTCTCTTGATTTGCTCTAAATGTTTCAAGTTCACGTTCTCTCTGCTCTGGAGATTTTTTTTGGTTATCAATTACTGCACCTATGACACCTCCAACAAAAATAACAATTATGATAATAGCAATTATATTCATTTTCTCTCCTTTTTTAATTAAGTAGTGCTAAATATTCTTCTTTTACCATTATTTCATCGGCAATGGTTTTTAAATTATACTTTTCCATAAATACCAGGTAATTAAATGTAGTGGCATCTTCGGCTATATCCAACTCAGCTTTCATAAGGTGATGGATCATATTCCTATTAGCCTCAAGCTCACACTTTTCCCGAAAAAGCTGATAAGTATCTGGCGCGTGGTTTCTATGGCCTATCTCATGTAAAGCGACTTGTACCCTTTTTTCATCAGATATAGCATCACTCAAAAACATAGTTTTGAGGGCTGGGATGTAAAAGGCTTCATCTGGAAATAGACCATCTTCAAAAATCTCTATATCTATGCCTAGATTTTGAGAAAATTCTTTTTCAGTCATAAACAATCCAACCTTTGATTATTATTGTTTTCTGAGATAGATCTCTATTATGTTTTGAATTGCTTTTTTATCTTCTTCAGTTAGTGGTTTACCATTGAAGCGCATAGCAGTAGAGGCAAGTTCCTCAACATCAACTTCTTTGCCTTCGAAAAAGAATTGTTCTTTTTTATTAGCGATGGTAGGATTATCTGTGCGACCAAGTAAATAATCTGTAGAGACATTGAAGTAGTCGGCGATCTGTTGCAATCTTTCAGCGGAAGGTTGATTCCTTTTTAATCCATACAAAGAATTTTTGCCTAATTCTAGCTTTTCTTCTAAGGTATTTAGTGAAATCCCTTGTTTTTCGCATAAATCTTTTACGATTTCAAATGTAGAAAACATTGATTTATCAGCCTTTCTAAGACGTGACAAAAAATATTTTACAAAATACGCAAAAAACAGTTGACTTTATTTTGCGTTTACGCTAAAATAGTTTTTGTAAGTTAAAGAGTTGGTTAAAAAACTAATAAAAACTTATCTAAAAATTAAATAGCTTTGCCGAGCAGGATAGATTGATAGATATGTGATTTTATCAAGGTTTTTAATTATGCTTTTATTTTAGCAGATACGCTAAAATGTGTCAAGCATTTTATAAAATAATTTACTAACTCTTTAACTTTGTTCCTTGACAATTGAATAGAGCATGTGAGATAATAAAGGGGAATTAAGGATTAGTTCTATATCATGGACTAGAAAAGACCCCAGGCTAACTTCCACATTAAGCTTGGGGTCTTTTTTTGACACTATTTGTCCTTGTTCAGCCATTTATCAGCTAAACGAAGAACGACACCGACCACAATCGGTCCGATGATAGTTTTAAGGATTAGTTCCATCATGGGCTATCTCACCTCCTTTCGTAGGCGGTGTAGAAGTGCCGTCACTATTATACCACATGCTCTATCAGTTAGATAGGGCATTTTTTATTTTCAAAAAGGAGGAGGTCGCATGAGCCAACAACATCTTAAATGGATTGAGCTTGTAAAAGAGCGAATTGAAAAACGTGGGTGGTCGCAGACGGACCTAGCTACCGTCGTAGGTGTTAGTCCATCAGCTATTACGCAACTTTTCAAAGATGGTAAAGGAAGTGATGACTTGAAGCTTCGCATTAATAAAAAATTGCGAATCAACGAGTCATGGGAACGATTTGAGGAGTAGGAGGGAATAACATGAATGAAGTTATTAAAGTGACTGTGAATGACAATCACGAGCCGATTGTATCTGGTCGTCAATTGCATGAGGCATTGGGAGTTAAAACAGAATATAGAAAATGGTTTGGAAGAATGGCGGAGTATGGTTTTGAAGAAAATCAGGATTTCGCAAGGGTGACCCAAAAATGTCCGACCCCTGGAGGTCTGCAAGATATGACTGACCACATCATCAAACTAGACATGGCTAAAGAAATCGCCATGATTCAACGAACGGACAAAGGAAAAGAAGTCCGACAATACTTTATCCAAGTAGAAAAAGACTTTAATAGCCCTGAGAAGATTATGGCAAGAGCATTGCTCATGGCTGATCAGAAAGTCCACAAGCTGGAGGCTCAGATTGAAGCGGACAAACCCAAAGTCCTCTTTGCAGACGCAGTAAGTGCAAGCCATACATCTATCTTGGTTGGCGAACTTGCCAAGCTCATTAGCCAAAACGGCTACAAAATTGGTGCCAATCGCCTCTTTTCTTGGATGCGCGAAAATGGCTACCTGATTAAGCGCAAAGGCTCAGATTGGAACATGCCAACCCAACGTAGCATGGACTTGAAACTCTTTGAAATCAAGGAAACAAACGTGCAACACGCAGATGGACATATCACTGTGAACAAGACACCAAAGGTCACAGGCAAAGGACAACAGTATTTTATCAATAAGTTCCTTAATCAGGAATACCTGACAGGTTAGAAAGTAGAAAGAATGATTGAAAATAAGTGAAGAGAAAGGAGGCGCTATGGCACAAGAAAATAGCCTAATTGGTAAATATCTAGAAATTTCTGGGGAGCTTGCAGGATATATTGGAGCTGAAACAGAAAAAGACCTACTTGTCCGTAGGGCGATAGTCATTAATGAGCATATCGGCTTATGTGAGCAAGCGGTCTATGTTGATAAGAAAGTGCTAGATAGCTATTGGGTCAAGATAGTAGAGTTATCTGCTATTCCTGAAACCATCAACAGCGTTGACAGCACTGATTTGGTTAGGAAATGGTTGAACATGTAAATTGACACTCTCATGTCCGTTGACATACTCAACACATTTCACCAAGTAATGCTCAGATTTATGGTCTGCTGACTTAGCAATGACAGAACCGATAGTAGGAACAGCAGGCAATGTTATTGGTAGAGGTTCAACACGACCATCAATCATGATGTGACAAGTAATCATGACTTATTCTCCTTTCATGTAAGATAAGTCAATTATAGCAAATTTAAAAGGAGGAGTTATGACAGACTTTAAAAATTTAGATTGTCAATTTATCTTTCAAGAATGCGACTGAAAATTATACTGCTGTTAGTAATAACTTTATTAATGATCCAAAACTGGACTTTACAGCTGTTGGTATTATGATGGTTGTCCTAGCTAACCACCCTAACTGGCAAGTCTATTCAGATGAAATAGCTAAACGAAAAGGTGTTAGTCGAGACACAGTTGATAGATACTTCAAAATATTAGAAAAAAATGGCTACCTACGAATTGTTAAAAAAGGCATGGGACGTGGTAAAGGAGTTCGTGTTTTCAGATTTTTCTCAGATGTAAAAATATCCGATTTTCAATTTGAAATCATGAAACAGAGATTGAATGAAAGTATATCTAAGTTATCCACAGGTTAGAATTTACATTTCCGATTTTTACAAATCTGTATTTTACAAATCTGTATTTTACAAATCAGAAAATTTAGGCACTAATAAATACTAACTAACAACAAGTATTAAATAACAATAAATATTAACTAACAACAAGTACTACTCTTAATAAATAAAAGAGAGTACACAAAAAAGTATCTGAGAAACTCAGACACTTTCTAAAAAATCTAACTTAATTATAGCATGAAAGGGGAAAAATGGAAACAGTTCAAATCGTGAGAATTAAAGATGTGATCATCGAGAAGATTTCTGCAAACGATGAAGAACTAGAGCGCATCTTTGGATGTTCAAAACGGCAAGCGGGAGATATGAGGCGAGAGATGAAAAAATTGCCTAGTCAGCAAAAATACCTTAGAAACGATGGTCAGCTTGTCACAATCAAAGGTTTTGATGCTTATCTGCAATATCGAGGCAGTCAATCATGGAAGAAAGAAATGGCTAAAACCGTTAAGATGACACGATAGCAGAATAATAACTACTAACAAATAACAAACTCATACTTATAGATAATAAGGGAATTACAGAGTTTTTAAAGGAGGAAAGAAATATGCCAAATTGGGCAGAGGGAACTCTTAAATTAAGAGGCAGACGCGAAAACGTTGCATCAGCTTTAAAAGAAATGCTATTAGGAGATGAAGGCGCAACGCTTGAAGAAGAATACGATGGCACTCTACTAAGATTTAAAAACGAGTATGATTATTTTTATATAAACGGTACAAGACGTGCGTTTATTTCTAGTAAAGATATTGAAATTTGGTTGAATGATGATTTTGTGATTATCGAACTTGAAGATTTCGAACAAGCATGGGCAGCATTAGCTGACAATTACACAGAAATTTCTAGTAAGTTTGATGTTGATATTAAAATTTTCACTTTTGAAATGGGTATGGAATTTACACAGGAAATTGAAATTTCAAAAGGTGAAATCATCAAGAATATTGTAAACGAAAACTTTACTAACTATTCATGGGATGTGCCTTTTAGTAGACTTGGAGGATAGATAATATGGCTGATTTAACATTTGCAGAATTACAGCGAAAAATGCAAATCGAAAAACAAACGAAACAGGGAGTGAAATATCCGTTTAGAACCGCAGAGGACATAAATAATAAATTTAAGTCTTTGGATAGCGGTTGGAGTGTATCATTTCCAGAAGATGACATCATTCAAAAAGGTGACAAACTGTATTATAAAGCGGTAGCTGTTGCTAAAAGAGAAAGTGATGGCACGATTGAAAAAGCTATTGGATGGGCTAGAGAAGAAGATGTACCAATTTTTCACACACAAAAAGGGGATGTGAAACAGATGCAAGATCCACAATGGACAGGTGCGGTTGGTTCTTATGCTAGAAAATATGCTTTACAAGGTTTATTTGCCATTGGAGGTGAGGATGTTGATGAGTATCCAGTAGAAGAAAGCCAAGAGCAAGGACAGAATAATCAGCAACAGAAACCAAACAACCAGCAAGCCCAAGGACAAAATCAAGTAAGGTATATTGACAACATTCAGTATCAAGAAATTAACGACCTTATAAATGATATTGCAAAAATTAAAGGGATGCCGTTCGATACGCTTGCTAACTATGTACTATCTGAAAAATTAAAAGGTTTACAAGATTTTCATAGAGTACAAGTTGGTGACTACGAGGTATTGAAAAACTATTTAACTGAACAACTAGCAAAAGCAAAAGCAAAGAGAGGTAATTAAACATGGTAAAAGATGTAACTAATAGCTTGACAGAAATCAAGGTGGATTTTCAACCTGCAGTAATTAATGTTGACCGTGAGGCGATCGAGGCACAAGTAGCCGCAGCCATTGCACAGTATAGCGGTCGCGAGGTTACTGTTGATAATTACAAAGAAGTTTATGAAGAGCGAACCCGCTTTAATAAGCTGATTGGGGGCTTAGACACTCAACGCAAAGATTTTAACCGACAAATCAATGAGCCGGCAAAAGACTTTGATAAGTGGGTCAAAGAAAAAGTCATCAAGCCTATTGAGGGCGTAACAGATGCTATGTCAGCAGGACTTAATGCGATTGATGAACATGAACGATTGATGCGCGTGGATGTCGTGCGTGCTACATTTGAGGATAAGTGTATGGTCGCAGGGATTGAAAAATCCACATTCGCTGACAAATACGATGAGTACAGCCTCAAGAAATATTTTAAAACAGGCAAGTATGAGCTGAAAAAGACAACACTTGATGAAATGGATGGCTTAGTACTTTCAGAATTTGATGCCCTGGAAGAATACAAGGCTAACAAGCAAGCTATCCAAGAGCAAGCTCAAGAGTACGATTTGCCAGCTGATAGCTATATCAGACATCTTGAAGATGGTAAGAGTCTTGTTGATATACTCAAGATGATGAAAACTGACCGAGATGCTGAGATTGCACGCAAAGAGCAGAAAGAGGCTCAAGAAAAAGCAAAAGCTGAACGACTTGAAGAAATTGCTCAATCGGCCAAGAAAAATGCTAATGCGAATATCAAGGCTTACGATGCCGAAACAGGCGAGATTTTGGAACAGGGTACAATTACACCAGAACCTCAAAACAATGCGCGAGAGGTGGCAAAATTTGAGCCTAGCGAGCCTTTGGTCAAATTAGTACGTCTTGAATTGCACGGTGGTTTAGAACAGTGGGAAAATACACAAGAATATTTTGAGGATAACTTTATCGGTTTTGAAACTTTGGAGGATTAAGTAGAATAAGGAGTCAGACCTATGAGATGTTTTTATGTCAGCGGTAAAATTGCAGATCTTGATTTGGGGTCAGAAATCAATGCAGAAAATTCATTTATGGCCGCTATTGAGTTTGTGAAACGATATACCGGCTTATTAAAGTTTGGTTCAAATGAAATCAAGGTATCAGAAGTAGAGGAGGTGCAAAATGATAAATAACGTTGTTTTAGTAGGGCGACTTACAAGAGATGCCGAACTGAGATACACGCAATCTAATATTGCGGTTGCTACGTTTACTCTTGCTGTAAACCGTCCATTTAAGAACGAGGCTGGAGAGCGTGAGGCTGATTTTATCAATTGCGTTATCTGGAGACAGTCAGCTGAAAATCTTGTTAATTGGGCTAAAAAAGGTTCTCTTATCGGAGTTACAGGAGTAATTCAAACACGTAGCTATGATAACCAGCAAGGTCAACGTGTTTATGTCACAGAAGTTGTTGCCAGTAATTTTCAACTGTTGGAAAGTCGTAACAGTCAGCAAAATAATCAAGGTCATCAAGACCATCATGGCGGTTATCAGCAGCAGGGCTACAGTAATCAAGGCAGTTCTTTCCAAAATGGAAATAGTTACGGGCAACAAGGCAGTTTCCTTGAGGGGAACACAACAAATCTAGTTCCTGATTTCACCCGTGATAACAATCCATTTGGCAGACCCACAAATCCATTGGATATTAGTGATGATGATTTACCGTTTTAGCGAAAGGGGATATTCTAGTTAAGTTATGAAATTCTTAGACTTATTTGCTGGCATTGGAGGTTTTAGGATCGGCATGGAATCAGCCGGGCATGAATGTATAGGATTTTGTGAAATAGACAAATTCGCTAGAGCTAGTTATAAAGCTATACACGATACGAAAGGAGAAATTGAATTACATGACATTACAACAGTATCAGATGACACTATTCGAGGAATCGGACATGTTGATGTTATCTGTGGAGGATTTCCGTGCCAGGCTTTCAGCATTGCAGGAAACAGACGAGGATTTGAAGATACAAGAGGAACTCTCTTCTTTGAAATCGCAAGGTTCGCATCTATTCTCAAACCCAGATATCTATTCCTTGAAAACGTCAAGGGACTCCTCAACCACGACAGAGGAAATACCTTTGAGGTCATCCTCTCAGCGTTGGATGAACTGGGGTATGATGTGGAATGGCAAGTGCTTAACAGCAAAGATTTTGGAGTCCCCCAAAATCGGGAACGTGTGTTCATTATCGGACATTCTAGAAAAAGAGGCACCAGAAGAGTTTTTCCTATCGGAAGAGCAAATAGAGAATTTGATTTTGAACCAAAAATAAAGATTGTTGGTAACACTAAAAATCCGAACGGGACAAGTCAAGGGACTGGGAGCGTTGTTTACGACTCAAACGGTTTAGTCGGTACGCTTTGCGCTAGAGATTATAAAGAGCCAAAACAAGTAGCTATACCAGTATTGACACCTGATAGAGTAAATAAACGACAGAATGGTAGACGTTTAAAAAAAAACGGTGAGCCTATGTTTACGCTGACGGCACAAGACCGTCATGGGATTTTAATTAAAGAAGCAACAAAAAAAGGTTATGCAGAGGCTACAGTTGGTGATAGTGTAAACCTATCTCATCCAAACTCTAAAACAAGGCGAGGTAGAGTTGGTAATCAGATAGCAAATACTCTCTTAACTGGAGAGAGTCAAGGTGTGGTTGAGCCTGATTTTAGGATTAGGAAGCTAACACCTAGAGAATGCTGGAGGTTACAAGGTTTTCCTGATTGGGCTTTTGATAAGGCGCAGGAGGTCAACTCTAACAGTCAATTATACAAGCAAGCAGGCAATAGCGTAACAGTAAACGTTATTTCTGCAATAGCACAGGGTTTAGGAGGAAATTAACCCTATTTAAACCAATTTGAAAAGGAAACAGAAAATGACAAAAATTGAAATCGTTATGGTACTTACAACTTTGATGTCTATCACATGGGCAGCGATTGTTACAATTCACACTATGCAAGCTATCAAAAAGCACAAGGCAAAAGTGGATTATTATCAGAAACCACAAGTGCAATGTGAGATTGCACGTCATGTACTTAAAAACAAATGGTACTCAGATGGTGGGGAGGTGTTTAGATGAAAGTATTTGATGGCGCTATTTCAAATTAGCTTAATTTAAAGCAGGAGGACAATATGGATAAAAAACTTATTGGGTTAGATCTAACCCACATTGCAGATGGAGGATTACAGGAGAAACTAGACAAAGAGCTTGAAAAAGTCTTTGATAACATCCTTGACCTAAATACAGATGCGAAAGCAAAACGAAAAGTGACTATCACACTTACAATGTCAGCAAATGAAGAGCGTACAGTTGTTGATACTACCATGGAGGTGAAATCAAAATTTGCGCCTCAAAATGGAGTAGCTACAACAATTCTTATTGGGCGTGATTTTGATACAGGGCAAGTACATGCTAATGAGCTAAAAAGTACAGTACCTGGTCAAATGTACTTTGATGAAAACGGAGAAATTCTGACGGATATTGGGCAACCAGTGGCAGAAATTGAACAACAAGCAGAAACAAAACCAGATATTATTGATTTCAACAAAAAGAAAGTAGGTAACTAATATGACAACAGAAAATCTTAAAGCAGCATTGGAATACGCAGTAGAACTAAATGAGCATGGTTTGGAAATTTTAACAGCTGCAGATGGAACAGAGTATTATGATGCCAACAAATTCAACCTCAAAGAACTTGACCCTAAACGCTATCCTAAAACTCTGGAGCTATCAACCTTGACAAGCCTTGTTGACTATCTCAAAACAGACCTAAACAATTTGAAAAACCAACGCTTGATTGTAGCAGTTGAGAAAAATGATGAGGTTTGTGTGTGGTCTGAAAATGATGAGTTAGAACGTCGCACATTACTTGTTGATGTTAAGGCACGCATCCCAGAGTTATCTTTTGGCCGTTTCCTATCATCGGAACAGTTCAATATCATGTTGCAATCAAACTTTATTGACGATAACGATCGTGGCACATTGCTAGAATTTGCTAGCGCATTGAAAATTGAGAATGGGGCTGAAATTGAAGATAATGGAGTATCTCAAGTAGCAACAGTTAAAACAGGGGTGGCAAGCCTTGCTAAAGGCAAAGCACCTAATCCGGTTACATTGCGCCCATATCGTACATTTAGCGAGGTTGAGCAACCGGCAAGCCTATTTGTCTTTAGGATTGATAAGCAAGCCAATATGGCTTTATTTGAGGCAGATGGTAAGCGTTGGGTAGCTGATGCAGTAGGAAACATTGCATCCTATCTAAAAGAGCAACTAGCAGACCAAAAACATATCACAGTATTAGCATAAGAAAGTGGAAATTAAAATGAGTGATTACAAACAACGGATGATTGAAGAATACAAACAATTAAAAGAGCGCACCAATAAGTTAAGTTTGATGATTAGTAACTATTACGTAGGAACACTTGATTTTAAACTAAAATGTCCTATTGAGTTACTTGAAACTCAACACTATACAATGTGTGCATATCTCAAGATCCTTGAACAGCGTGCAGAAATTGAAAACATTGAGTTTTAAGGTAATCAAAATGAAATTTGAGTTTTCTTTGCCTCGGAATACTAAGCTAAAATCTCTAAACATGGTTATCAATAGTAATGACAGACAACATCAAACAGATAAGGCTAAAGTTACTAAACGCATTAGAGCTTTTGCTTATTGGCATACATCGATGAACAAGGATAAAGGGAGGGCTGCTTTTAGCCCCTCCAACCCTTGTGAGGTTACAGTTACAATTTACAGCCCTACTAAGTCAAAACTTGACCCACCTAATTTATATCCAACAGTCAAGGCTATCATTGATGGCATGACTGATGCAGGTATTTGGACAGATGATAATCATAAGGTTATCAAAAAGTTATCCTTTGTTTATGGTGGATTAAGCGAGGAAAAAGGGCATTATAGATTAGAGTTTGATATAGAGGAGGTTTAAAGTGATTGAAGTTAATATAAAATTCGATAATTTTGAAGCGCATGGCTTTTACCAAGATGATACTAAACTAGGAAAAATTAGAGATGCAATCATATCTCAAATGAATAATGGGCATGTGGTTATTTTAGGGGAAGATAGAAGTATTCTATTAAATCCTAAAGTTATTAAATGTGTACAATTTGAGGTTGTAGAAGATGACCAGATCTAATCGTTTTTTGACCTTTAGAGAATCTGAGTTATTTTGAGGAGGTGGAGTGATGGAAGAGTTAAAGAAAAAAGTTAATGAAGTATACAACTGGACGGTAGAAGACGGGAAGCCGCAACCTCCCAAGCAAGATTTACCACAAGCGGTGAAAGACCGAGCGGACTATTTTTGGGAAATGGCAGAAGATGGTATGACGTTTATGGGAGCGATGGAATGCATCTTCGCTGATGAAAAGCCTACAGACTATGATTTGGGAGCTACTAAGGATTGGTTGCCAAAATCTAAGGAGTTTGATGATTGGATTGGCTATGCGCCAAGCATGGCTCAGGTAGTTATTGCAGTTTATTTGATTTATAGAGGAAACTAAGATGAATATTAAGGCATTGATTAAGAAGTATGAAGAATTGTGGAATGAACACAGCCCTTTTTATGAACCTGTACCTTATACTTCAATGGTTGAACTTTTTTTGAAAGAGTTGAAACAACTAGACGAACCCCAAAAAGTCAAAGTTCCGCAGTTTATGGCGGATTGGATTGATTATTTCAAAAAAAATGGTGACTGGGATTTGTTTCAAGCGATGGATTATTTGTTTGGAAAAAAAGAAATAAGGGAATGGCTTGAGTATAAAAACAACCAAGACCTCTTCGCTCGTGCTTGGCTTGACGGCTACGAGGTCGAGAAAGAGAAGCGGTATTTGGTGACTTTAAAAAATAGGCAGCCTTTGGTCAAATCGCAATCAGGGAGTACTCTTTATTTTAGTCAAGATATAACAGCTAGGAATTATAAAGGTACTCAAAAAGAACTAGAAGACGCAAAGTTCGGCTGGGTATTTGATTGCCCAGGGATTGAGATTGAGGAGGTGAAGTAATGACACAAACACTTGAAGAAGGGATGAAGAATCAAAGTAAATGCATAAAAATACCTATGGAAATCAGACCGTTTGATATAGGGTATCGAATAGTGAATCAACATGGAAATCCGCTTGCTTTAAAAAACGGAGCAAGTATATTCGATTTACCTTCGCTAGCTGAAAAAGCTATTAAGAAAGAGTTTAGTAAAGATGACCCAGATTTTGATATTGAAAAACATTTCGTTGAAGAGGTTGCTATTGTCAATTTAAGTAAATTTCATAGTTATTTTGAGGAGGTGATACATGACTGATGACGAAGAAAAAAATAGAGCGCTTGTCAGTTATCCATCGCAGGGAAATCAATTGGCTAAAGTGGTATTTTTTGAGGGATAAGAAAAATCCAAAGAGAACCATTTTGGAGCAAAAGATTATAGTTTCTCATATCAAAACTGATAGGCTTGAAGCTAAGTTTTTAAGCAACTTAAAAAAATCAACTGAAGATTTTATAGATAAGTCTGATCCTAAATATTTGCGGGCAATAAAAGAGGTTTATGTTTACGAAAACATGAATGTCATTGGAGCTTGTCAAAAAATACTATTTTATAGTCCGACTCAAGCCTATGTATTACTTAATGCGTGGTTTAACGATTATTTTCGTGCGACTTACACAGAATTACTAGAAAACGCCATCTTAGATAAATAACCGTAAAAAATCCAAAGCTTATGTATCTATAATCAAGATATATAAGCTTTTTCGAAAGGAGAGATATGGAGATGTTACAGATTGAATATGTAGATATAAAATCCATTAAACCATATCACAAAAACGCTAGGCATAATGACGGAGAGGCAACAGAGAAAGTTGCTGCATCCATAAAAGCTTTTGGTTTTCAGCAACCTATCTTAGTAGATGATAATAACATCATTATTACAGGACATACTAGGCTAAAGGCTGCTCTTTCTTTAGGTATAGACACAATACCTATCGCTCACGCTGTAAACCTCACAGATGAGCAGATAAAAGCTTATAGACTAGCAGATAATCGAGTTGCTGAGTATTCAACGTGGGACTCAGAATTATTAAATATTGAGCTTTCTCAATTTGAAACAATAGATATGGCTCAGTTTGGTTTTGAGTTATCAGTTACAGGGTTCAACTTTGGTAACGAGGAGGAGCAGCAAGAGGAAACTGAAAACGAGGAGGAAGATGCTGAGGATTTTCACAGAGACACAACTATAAATCAGTACAATCTTTTTCATTATGACGATACAAGGGTTGAGGGTTTTTATAACATGCCTAAAATCGAGGGCGTGGATCATATTCCTAAAGATTTTCAAGGCTTTAATTATGTTTTAAATAAACCAGATTACAGCTCATGCGTGCATTTTTTCCTAGATGATTATCAATTTGAAAGAATATGGCAAAGACCAGACTTTTACATTGAAAAGCTGCTAGAATTTGATAGCGCCTTAGCTCCGGATTTTAGCTTATATCTTGATATGCCTATCGCTATGCAAGTATGGAACATTTACAGGTCAAGGCTGATAGGTCAGATTATGCAAGATTACGGCCTTACAGTTATCCCTACTGTATCGTGGGCTAGTGAGGAAAGCTTTGATTTTTGTTTTGACGGCTTGCCTAAAAACTCAACGCTAGCAATCAGTACAATAGGCGTAAAGCAAAACAAAGAGCAGTTTGAGGTATGGAAAAATGGAGTTACTGAGATGATAAAACGGTTGACTCCAAAAAGAATTGTAGTATATGGCGGAAAAGTGGAATACGATTATAAAGATATAGAGGTTGTATATTTTGAAAATGCAACAACGGAAAGGATGAAAGAAAGTGGCACAAAAACTAACTAAACTAAAAGATATTTTTAAACATGTTTCAAGTATTGATCTAGGTAAAGAGATTTTATTTGAAGATCTTGAGCTTTACAATAAAGAAACAGAAACAAGCAAACAATACCAATCTATCGAGGAGGCAGAAAATGACCTATCTTTGATGGAAAAAGTAAATAAAATCAATTTCACTCTAGGCGGTGGACGTGGTGCAAATTTTGAGAAAGGGAAAGACGGTAAGTATCCGGGTTTTAGAGGTGCTGGTGGTGCAAGAGATAGTGGGAGCTCAAAAGCCTTACATCCAGCATCTTTAAACAATCAAGGGCGCTTTTCAAGTGTTGAGGGAACTATCCAGGAATTTATTAAAAAACACGGTGGCTCTAGAACAGAATACAGTACAGCAGTTGACTCTCAAGGCTTTGCTCATAATTATGTACACGGTGGGAAAAACAGCGTACAAATTTTGCCTATCTCTGGTGGATTTACAGCAATACATAACCATCCGAATGGCAGCAATTTCTCAAGTACAGATTTACATAGCTTTGCAGCATTAAAAGGTATGAATACACTAGTTGCAACGAATAGCTCTAAAGCGTATCGAATTACAAAAGGGGCTAACTTTGATGCTAAAGGCTTTGATAAAGCTGTGAGCAAGTCACGTTTTACTACAAAAGATTACAATAAAGGAGCTGACCTATGGCTCAAGAAAAACGCTAAGAAATACGGGTACACTTACTCATACGAGTAAAAGAAAAGAGGCTAAGGTATGGGTGGTAGAGGAGCAAAATTAAACTTGTCAACAACGAAAATGACAACTCAAAATATAGAGACTTGATTAACAAAATCGAAAAGTTATTAGGAATAGCGTAAAACATCCCCTTTTTTAACATATACAATGAAATCATAAGTATAAAATGCTTGTGATTTTTTTGTTTGAAAGGAGGGTGGAAATTGCCTAGAGATGGAACTAAAAATTTAAAACCAGTTACAGAACGAACCAAAGATGAAGCAAGAGCTATTAGCTCAAAAGGAGGTAAAGCATCTGGCATAGCAAGAAGAAAAAAAGCTGATCTAAAAAAAGCATTTGAAATCCTCTTATCTTTGGATGTGACGGATAGTAAAATCAAGAAACAACTTGAGGAGATGGGTATGGCTGGCAATAACGAGGCTTTGCTAGCCTTTGCAACCTTTCAGCAAGCTGTAAAAGGCAATCAGAAAGCGACTGAGAACATAATCAAGCTGACAAATACTAAAGATAAATACGATATACAAGAACAGAAAGAGCGTATTAAAGCACTCAAATATGAAAATAGAGAGCGTGCTGAAGCTGAGAAAGGCTCAAGTGAAACTATCGAGATAGTGGATGCATGGGCTGAAGATGTGAGGGGGGCAACGGATGACCTTTAATGTCCAGAAGAACATCAACCCTCATTTCAAATCTGTTTGGATTTCTAGCTTACCTTATAATGTTTTGAAAGGTGGGCGTAACTCTTTTAAATCATCGGTTATTGTACTTAAACTAGCGTATATGATGATAAGGTATATTATCGCTGGAGAGGCGGCCAATATCGTTGTTATCCGTAAGGTGGCCAATACTATTAGAGACAGTGTTTTCAATAAAGTTTGGTGGGCATTGAACCTTTTTGGTATAGCTGAGCAGTTCACAAAAACAGTTAGCCCGTTTAAAATCGTACACAAAACGACCGGCTCAACATTTTACTTTTACGGACAAGATGACTTTCAAAAACTCAAATCAAACGACATTGGAAATATCATAGCGGTTTGGTATGAAGAGGCTGCTGAATTTAATGACCAAGAGGACTTTGACCAATCAAACGTGACGTTCATGAGGCAGAAACACCCACGCGCCAAGTTTGTACAATTCTTTTGGAGTTACAATCCACCTAGAAATCCATATAGTTGGATCAATGAATGGTTTGAGAGCATCAAAACGAATAAGAACTATTTAGCTCACTCAAGCACCTATCTTGATGATGAACTCGGATTCGTTACTGAGCAGATGCTAGAAGATATAGAGCGTATCAAAGAGAATGATTACGATTATTACAGATACTTATATCTAGGTGAGGCAGTGGGATTAGGTAACAACGTGTATAACATGAGTATGTTTCATGCTATTGATGCTTTGCCTAGCGATGATAAGCTGATTGGCATATCATTTGCGCTAGATGGCGGACATCAACAGTCAGCAACAGCTTGTTGTGCTTTTGGGATAACAGCTAAAGGTAAGGTTATATTACTAGATACTTGGTATTATTCACCAGCTGGACAAGTGGTAAAGAAAGCGCCTAGTCAGTTATCTAAAGAGATATATGCTTATATGCGATCAGTTATTGAGAAGTACAGAGTACAAGCCTTGCAATACACAATAGATAGTGCTGAGGGAGCGTTAAGAAACCAGATGTTTCTTGACTTTGGTTTGAAATGGCATCCAGTCGCTAAACTTAGAAAAGTGACTATGATTGACAGTTTTCAATCTTTGCTTGCTCAAGGTCGCTTTTACTATCTCAACACCGAAAACAACAAGATATTTATTGAAGAACACAAGATGTATCGTTGGGATGAAAAGACTATCAAATCTGACAATCCTAGCGTTATCAAAGAAGATGACCATACATGCGACACAACACAGTATTTTGTGTTAGACAATGCAAAATTGCTCGGTTTGCGTGTTGGTAACGTTTAGAGGAGGACGATCATGAGCCTATTTCAAAAAGTAAAAGACTTTTTTAGTCGAGGGAGGTATTACATGCAGACATCAAATCTTAATAGTATTTTGGAACATCCAAAAATTGCAGTGACTCAAGAGGAGTATGACCGGATTAAGAGAAATCTAGTCTACTATCAATCAAAATGGGATGATGTTCAGTACAAGAATACGGATGGAGATATTAAATCCCGTCCAATGAATCACTTGCCAATTGCAAGAACAGCATCGAAGAAGATTGCTAGCTTAGTTTACAATGAACAGGCAACTATCACAACAAAAAACGAAATTTTACAGAAATTTTTGGATGACATGCTAACTAACGACCGATTCAATAAGAATTTTGAGCGGTATCTAGAAAGCTGTTTGGCACTTGGTGGCCTAGCTATGCGCCCTTATATTGACGGGGATAAGGTCAGAGTGGCATTTATTCAAGCGCCTGTGTTCTTTCCACTAGAAAGCAACACACAAGATGTTTCAAGTGCTGCAATCCTTACTAAGACTATCAAATCTGAGGGGCGTAAGAACGTTTACTATACCCTTGTTGAATTTCACGAATGGGTAACAGCAGACGGACAAGAAACAGGTAGCACAAACGATAAAAAGTATTATCGTATTACAAATGAACTTTATAGGTCAGATGTGAATGATGTGTTAGGTCAACGTGTGAACTTGAGTGAACTAGACAAGTACAAAAATTTAGAGCCTGTAACAGTCTTTGAAAACCTATCAAGACCTCTATTTACTTATCTAAAAACTCCAGGTATGAATAACAAAGACATCAACAGCCCTCTTGGATTGTCTATCTTTGATAACGCAAAGACGACTATTGACTTCATCAATCGTTCTTACGATGAATTTATGTGGGAAGTGAGGATGGGACAAAGACGAGTTATTGTGCCCGAACATCTAACACAAAGACAATATCAACGTCCAGATGGAACAATAGATTTTAGACCACGGTTTGATGTTGAGCAGAATGTTTATATGCAAATTGGCGGCTCTAGCATGGATGCCGGGGGCATTACAGACCTTACCTCACCAATTCGAGCAAATGATTATATTTTGGCGATTTCAGAGGGATTGAAACTCTTTGAAATGCAGATTGGTGTATCAAGTGGCATGTTTACATTCGATGGTCAAGGAATGAAAACCGCAACAGAAATTGTCAGCGAGAACTCAGACACTTATCAGATGCGAAGTAGTATTGTCGCACTTGTTGAACAATCTATCAAGGAGCTTTGTGTTTCAATGTGTGAGCTCGGTAAGGCGGTAGGGGTTTATAGCGGAGAAATTCCAGAACTTGATGATATTTCAGTTAATTTGGATGATGGTGTATTTACTGATAGGCATGCAGAACTTGATTATTGGGCTAAAATGGTAGCCGCAGGATTCTCAACCAAAAAACGGGCAATTGGTAAGACATTAAATATTTCTGGTGTTGAGGCAGAAAAAGAACTCAATGCTATCAATAGTGAGTTGCTACCTATGAATGATGCCGAACTTGCTATTTATGGTATGCATGACCAAAACGAGGAGGAAGCAGATGACAAAGGTTAAATTCGGAGTTACTAGTGTTGACTACTCAGCAAGCATTGAAGATACACCAACAATAAAACTAGGTTTAATAATTAGAGGGAGCGGGAGACTAGATGCCTCTTCAGTTATTAAAAAACTAATCAAGGATGTTTCTGAACTAGAATACGAATTAGAAGAATAAACTGGTCAATTGGCCAATTTTCTTTCAAGAGAGGGCTTTTGAATGAAAAAAAAGAGAAAACAAATCACGTTTAACGACCAACAATTTCCTTTGCAAATGCAAGGCGTTGGGGATATTTACGAAAAATTACAGATTGATATCTTTGACCGTATGATAAAACGCTTAAAAGAGCGTGGGTCTATTGATTTAATGAGAAACCCTTATATCTGGCAGTTAGAGAAACTAAATGATATGCACATGCTCAATGAACAGAATCTAAAGCTTATTTCAGAGCGTACAGGAATTGCTGAAAGATTGTTGCGTGATGTAATTGAGAATGAAGGTTTGAAAGTCTATAAGGACACTAAACAGCAACTTGAAGAAGATTTGAATAAAATACCTGAGGGAGAGATTTCAAATGGCGTAACGGACAGCTTAGAGGCTTATTCGAGGCAAGCAGTTAGTGATTTAAACCTTATCAATACAACATTGCCTAAGAGCTTGCAAGTAGCTTATAAATCGATTGTGGAGGAGACAGTCGCACAGGTAGTTGCAGGAACTAAAACAAGCGATGTTGCTTTGCATGATACCATCATGAAATGGCAGAAGAACGCTTTTACGGGCTTTGTCGATAAAGGTGGGAGGTATTGGAAAGCTGATAGCTATGCGAGGGCTATTATCAAGAGCACAACATACAAAGTTTATAACGAAATGCGTACTAGACCTGCTGAGGAGTTAGGAGTAGATACTTTTTACTATTCGATGAAAGCAATGGCTAGACCAGCTTGTAGTCCGTTACAAGGGCAGATAGTTACAAAAGGGGCTGGTAGGGAGATAGATGGGATAACTATCTATTCATTATTGGATTATGGGTATGGAACAGCAGCAGGATGTTTAGGAATCCATTGTGGTCATTATCTGACACCGTTTATTGTTGGAGTTCATGAGTTACCGAACTTACCAGACTATCTGAAGAATCTAACACCAGAACAAGCTGAAGAAAATGCACGCATTGAAGCAGGTCAAAGAGGCCTTGAGAGACTTATCAAGACACATAAAGAGCGGTTGCATTACGCTCATACCTTGCAAGATGACAAGATGATACAAGCTGAGCGTTTGAAAGTTAGAGGGTATCAAACTAAGATCCGCAACTTGATAAATCAGCATGATTTCTTAACAAGAGATTACAGACGAGAGAAATTATATATTTCATAAAGGATTTGTGTTTCACAAGTCCTTTTTTGTGTTTAAAACCGTAAAAAATCCCTATCCATCAAAGGTATATTGAGAGAGTAAATAATATTTTGCTTTAGGTGGGAGTTATCCACCTAAAAAAGAACTAGGAGGGTACAAATGGCATTTACAACTGAAGAACTACTCAATCTTGGGTTGACAGAAGAACAGGCTAAGTCAGTCTTTGCTTTGCGAGGAAAAGAGCTGAATGAGGACAAATCAGCCTTAGAAACTATCAAACAAGAGCGAGATAGTCTCAAATCACAGTTGCAAAAAGCAGAGGAGCAAGTTGAACACTTGAAATCACTTGAGAATATCAGCGCTGAACAAAAAGATGCGATTGATAAATTGCAAGCTGAATATGACAAGTATAAAAACGAAGCTGCAGCTGAACTTGCACAGACAAAAAAGGTTAGTGCTATCAGTCTAGCTCTGAAAGATACAAATGCTTTCAATCCAGACAAATTGATGAAATTCATTGATGTTGATGCTATCCAGTTAGACGACAACGGGAAACCTCAGATTGATGAAGTAATCAACGGTTTAAAAGAAAGTGATCCATATCTGTTCAAAGCTGAAGAAAGTAAGCCTAGCCCCAATATTTTACCTCAAGGTAATCCGGCAGGAGAGGGTACAAGTGATGTTGATCCGTTCCAAGCGATTATTGACGGGTATGGCAAATAACAGAAAGGAGATTACAAATGCCAAGTAATCAAAACAACGCAGTGCGCCGCTATGAGAAACAATATGCGGGCATTCTTGAGACAGTTTTTAGAGTGCGGGCAGCATTTTCAAACGCTTTAGCATCTATTCAGATTTTGGATGGGGTACAAGAAAACTCTAAGGCTTTCTCAGTTAAAACAAACAACACACCAGTTGTAATCGGTGAGTACAAAACCGGTGAAAATGATGGTGATTTTGGTGATAACTCAGGGGCTCAGTCACGCTTTGGTGGTTTGACAGAAGTTAAATATGAAAATACAGATGTCAACTATGACTATACCCTTACAATCCATGAGGGGCTTGACCGTTACACAGTAAACAATGATCTTAACGCTGCTGTTGCCGACCGTTTGAAGTTGCAATCCGAGGCACAAACTCGAACAGTGAACAAGCGAATTGGTAAATACTTGTCTGACAACGCTACTAATACGGAAGCCCTTGCTGATTTTACAGATGACAAAGTAAAAGCTTTATTCAATAAGTTGTCGGCTTTTTACACAAACAACGAAGTTACAGCGCCGATTACTGTTTACTTGCGTTCTGAATTTTACAACGCCATCGTAGATATGGCATCAGTTACAAGCGCCAAAGGGGCAACTATCTCCCTTGATGAAAACGGGCTACCAAAATATAAGGGCTTTACCTTGGAAGAAACGCCAGCGCAGTACTTTGAGACAGGAGTTATCGCTATCTTCTCACCAAACGGTATTGTCATTCCGTTTGTTGGTATCTCAACAGCCCGTGTAATTGAGGCTGAAAACTTTGATGGTGTGAAATTGCAAGCTGCTGCTAAGGGTGGTACTTACACTCTTGATGACAATAAGAAAGCAATTTACAAAGTTACAGGAACTATTGTATAGGAGGTAGAACATGGCACTTTACAAAGCAACAAAAAATCTTTTCTTTGAGCAACTCAACATGGATGTGATTGTCTATGACATTATTGAACTTGATGAAGATTATGCTAAAGAAGTCAACAAGAAACTAAAAAATGCTTTTCCAGATGTGAAAAATGTTTTAGAACTTGTTGACAAAAATGGAACGCTTGAACCAGAAGATGCCCCATCTGTAGATGATGCATCTCAGGCAACTGTTGAAGATTAAATAAGGGGTGGCAACACCCTTTATTTTTAAGGGAGGTTACACATGACTTATTTGACACAAGAGGAGTTCGATGAGTTAGGTTTTGATGAAGTTACAGACTTTGAAAAATTGGCAAAACGGGCAAAGATAGCGATTGACCTATACACTAACGGTATTTATCAGAAAGACATTGATTTTGAAAAAGAAATTGCCTATCGCAAATCTGCTGTAAAGCTTGCTATGGCATTCCAAATAGCCTATCTCGATGCCTCTGGTATTATGTCAGCCGATGACAAACAGCTAGCCAATAGTGTCTCTATTGGCCGTACATCAATCTCTTATAGCACCTCACAAAGCACATCAGCAGGTCAGCGATTTAATTTGTCTATGGATGCTGAAAATGCTTTGAGACAAGCCGGCTTTAGCCTAGTTGTTGGAGTTGCCTATGATCGATAAGCGGTTATTAAAAGGGATTGACAAGCGTTTGTTAAAGGATGTCCTAACCATAAAAAAAGTAGCTGATAAAAACGATTATGGGGATGAAGTATATTCAGAACCGTTGACTATTAAAAATGTACGTTTTGATAGATCAGTGGGGGGATCTGGTAATCGTAACTCAAAAACTGGTACAGGAAATTCAAAATCAAGGCAAAAACAAGGGGTTATATACCTCTATCCCTCGCTATCTTTTGTGACAGTTGATAACAGTTGGATGGGTGCAAAAGTAAACGATGGGATAGGAGATTATACAATTAATGGATTTCAAACTAACTATTATGATGGTGAGATATTCAGTCAAGAAATTGAGGTGATCTAATGAGTATCGCCATTAAAGTTGACTTGCAGAAAGCTAAACAGAAACTTTCGAACGAATCCATGACAAGAGGAAAGATTGCAGTCGCTAGCAAAATCTTGCTAGACAATGAGCAATATATCCCCTTGAGGGGTGGAGAGTTGAGAGCTTCTGGCCGAATTGTTGGACAAGGTGATGCTGTTGTCTATGGAACAGTTTATGCTAGAGCGCAATTTTACGGATCAAACGGCATTGTCACCTTTAGGAGATATACCACTCCAGGTACAGGAAAACGATGGGATCAAGTTGCTACTAGTAAACATGCTGAAGAATGGGCTAGAGCTTTTGTGAAAGGAATGGGACTTTGATGCGAGAGAATGACTTTCAAAATGTACTTTTAAAGCATATCAAGACTTTAAATTTACCAGTTGAACCACGCTTTGATTACTTTGAGGATGACAAAGATGATCTGGTTATTAATCAGATACCAGGCGGGAAAGTGGATAGAGAGTATATGGATGGCACACAAGAAGTTTCTTTGCCGTTTGAAATCGCCGTAAAGGCAAAAAAGAACTCAGTAGCCAATGACACTATTTGGTTAGTCACCTCAGAACTAGCAAAGATAGACTTAGTTTTACCAAGTGACAATAATTCTTATGAATATATGGGAATGGAAGTCAGCAGGCCTGCCATGAAAGGCAAGGATGAGCAAGGCTATTATTATTACACAATTGAAATTGTGGCGAAAATCGTAATAGAGAGGAACAAACAATGACAAGACAAAAAAACGCCCTACGTGGCCATTTTGTAGCTCCATACAATGGAGGAACTGAACCAACAACAGAAGATACATGGTTGGAACTTGCTAAATGGATCTCAGACGTATCAGATGATACAGACGAGAAAACAGATGATCAAGCATACTATGACGGTGATGGAGTTGAAGAAACAACCGTGGTCAGCGTAAAAGGTGCTTATACCTTTGAGGGTACTTACGATCCAGACGATAAAGCACAGGCTCTTATTGCTGGGATGAAGTACAAGACAGGGGATGACCGTAAGCTATGGCACAAGGTTGTTTCTTCTGACAGGAAGAAACAATGGGTGGGAGCTGCAACTGCAACAGAAATCAAAGCAGGTTCTGGCGCTGCCTCTGACTATGAGGCGTTTGGATGTAAGCTTTCTTACAACTCAACGCCAAAAGAGACTGGTATTGGGTAATAGCTTTTGATAAGGGCGGGCATTGAGCCTTGCCCTTTTTAACAACAGGAAAAGGAGTAAAGACATGACAGATATTCAGATTGAACTAAAACGTACAGGATTTCCAGTAAAAATCGGAGAAGTAGAGCTATGGTTTGATACAAGTCAAGAGAGCTTAATGCGCTTTTATGACATGGAAGAAGAACTAAAACGTCGCCTTGTCCAATATGAATTAGATGTGGTATCTGCAAATATCAATAACAAAATTGAGCGTGATGGAGTAACTAAAGAAGTAGTTGCTGGGGCTATTGAATTGGAGAAGAAACAGCTTGAGATTCAATATGATCTTATTTTTGGCGACGGTACATTTGACAAGTTATATTCTATATATCCAGATTATAACGCCCTAAATAACGCTCTAGAACAGACCGCAATCATGTTGCATGACAAGTTGGAAGAAGTTGCTGAGCAACACAAAACGGTGGTGAAAGAGCGTGCTAGTCACTATTTAAACAAGGGAAAAGTCACTCCAATCAAGAACAACAAGAAACAAAAAAAGAACAAAAAGAAATAGCAGGTAAAAAATATGTCTATGAAATTAAATGATGCCTTAATCACAAATTTTTCTATTGCTGATAAAGAGTACGACATAGACCTGTCTTTTAATAAAGTTCTAGATGTCTTTGAAATCCTAAAAGAGGATGAAATGACGCGTCTAGAACAAGCTCAGTTGATTGTCCATTTGCTAACTGGCCAAGAATTATACGACATCAAAGAGGTTGTAGATTGTTGGATTTACATAAAAGAACACTTTCTAGGGATCGAAAAAGAAACTGTTCAGTATGATTTGCTAGGCAATCCCATGCCAAAGGCAAAAGGTGAAGAAGAACAAGAAAAATTGATTGATTTTGAACAAGATGCAGAGTACATTTACGCTAGTTTTTTACAAGCCTACGGCATCAATCTTTTGAAAGTTCAAAATGAGTTGACATGGACAGAATTTAAAGCACTTTTGAACGCTTTGCCAGATAACACAATCATGCAACAGATTATAGAAATCCGAGCATGGAAACCAGAATATGGTGGGGATAAGAATAAAATGCGCAAATTACAAGCTAAATATAGTTTAGGAAAGGAGGGAGAAGATAATGTCTGATGGAAAAGTGACTATCGTTGTCGATGTGGATGGTAATAAAGTCAAGGTTCTAAACGATGAGTTAGATAAAACGGCACAGAAAGGTGATAGAGGGAGCAGTTCCCTAAAGAAATTTGCGGTAGGCAGTGCAGTTTTCCAACTTGCCGCTAAAGGTGCTGAACTTTTGGGAGAGGCTTTAGGAGGCGCTATTCAGCGTTTTGACACGTTAGAAAGTTATCCAAGAGTGATGCAAGCTATGGGGCATAGTACAGAAGATGTCACGCGCTCAACTAAGAAACTAGCGGCAGGTATTGAGGGTTTGCCTACGACTTTAAATGAAGTGGTAGGCACAGCTCAACGCCTTACCTCGATTACTGGCGATATAAACAAATCAACAGATTTAACACTTGCTCTTAATAATGCCTTTCTTGCCTCTGGATCTTCTAGTGCTGATGCAAGCCGTGGTTTACAACAGTTCAGTCAGATGTTATCAGCTGGTAAGGTTGACATGCAAAGTTGGAAAACGTTACAGGAAACCATGCCTTATGCTTTGCAAAAGACTGCTGAATCATTCGGTTTTGCTGGCCAATCTGCTCAGAATGATTTCTATTCTGCATTAAAAGAGGGGCGTATCACTTTCAACCAATTTTCAAGCAAATTGGTTGAATTGAATGGTGGCGTTGGTGGTTTTGCAGAACTTGCTAAAACTAACAGTAAAGGGATCCAGACATCTTTTGGGAACTTAAAGAATGCGGTTGTTAAAGGTGTAGCTAATACTATCAAGGCTCTTGACGATTTAACAAAGGCAGCAACAGGTAAGACGATTGCTGAGAACTTCGATGCATTGAAAGTAATCATCAATGCGGCTTTTGGTGTTATTGTCAACGTAATTAAAGCTAGCACACCTGTTTTTCAGACTTTGTTTAGTATTTTGGGTACTGGAGCTTCTGTAATCTCATTTTTGACACCGGCTATTATCGGTTTAGTTGCTGCTTTGGTAACTATGCGTGCCATCAATCAAGCGGTAAAAACGACTAAGGACTTGATAAGCGCGTGGAAAACATTCAAAACAACAGCCACAGGAGCGATTCAGATCATCAATCTAATGACAGCTGCCCAAGCTACTTGTGGCTCAGTAACAAAGGCTCAAATGGTTGCTAACTTGGCCAATAACGGAGCTTTGACAGCATCCAATTTGCTTTATGGGGTTCTAACTGGCTCTATCAGCTTACAGACTGCTGCTACTATTGCTGCGACTGCTGCAACTACCGCATTTAAAGCAGCGCTGACAGCTTTAACCGGCCCGATTGGTTTGGTTGTTGCTGGGATTGGTTTGGTTGTGGGAGTATGTGTGACTTTGTGGCAATGGCTAACTGCCGAGAGTGAGGAGACCAAACGCCTCAAATCAGAACAAGAGGAGTTAGTCAAGAGTACGGATCAATTAACGGATTCTGTTAAACAAAGCGCAAAAGAACGTCAAAAAAATCTTGAGTCTGTAAAAGGTAATACAGAATCTTACCAAAAATTGGCTGACGAAATTGTCCAGTTATCACAAAAGACAAATAAGACAGCAGCAGACAAGAAAAATCTCAAGAAAAAGATTGATGCTTTAAATGCCTCTGTTAGTGGATTGAATCTAGTCTATGACAAAAACACTGATTCTTTGTCTCATAACAATGACCAAATCAAAGCTCGTATCTCAGCGATGGAGGCGGAATCAACATGGGAGACATCCCAGAAGAACCTGCTTGATATCGAACAAAAGCGCGCTGAAATTGGCGAGCAACTGAAGCAGATAGCTGAACAACGCAAAAAATGGAATGAAGAATCCAATGTTAGCGATAGTGTCCGTAAAGAAAGACTGCAAGAACTCAACGACAAGGAAACTGAGCTAAAAAATACTCAGACAGAATTGCAAACTGAGTACGAAAAAACGTCTCAAGTTCAACAGGCGGCATCTGAAGCGATGGCTGCTGCTGCCGAAAATGGATCTAATCGACAAGTTATATCATACGAAGGTATGTCTAAAGCTCAACAAAAAGCGGTTGATGATATGCGCTCTAAATACAATGAGTTGCTTGAAACCACAACGAACATGTTTGATCAGATACAAATGAAGTCAGCTATTAGTGTCGATGAAATGATTGCCAACCTCCAAAAAAACCAAGAGGCGGTTAATAATTGGGCAACAAACCTCAATACATTGGCCGAACGTGGGGTAAACGAGGGGATTTTAGCTAAATTGCAAGCGATGGGGCCTCAAGGTGGGTTGTACGTTCAAGAACTCGTTAATGCATCAGACGAAAAATTGGCAACATTGAACGAAGTCTTTACTCAAGGTGGTGAGTCAGCTATGAATGGCTTAACTGCTGGTATGGATACGGGTGCTTTGGGTATCACAGACAAAATCAAGGGTATTGTACAAAGTCAAGTTTCAAGCTTACAAGAGGAAATTGCAGCTGCTGACTTCCCTGAAAAAGGGAAAAATATTCCTGAAGGTGTTGGTGATGGTATAAAAGCTGGAGCTAAAATTGCAAGTGAAGCTTCTAAAAACATGGCAAATGACATAAAAGAATCCTTTACAAGTGAAATGGATATCAATTCCCCATCTCGTGTTTTCAATGAGTATGGTGGTTTTATCACTACTGGTTTAGCTGAGGGGGTAGATAAAGGTACCAATCAACCTGTATCATCTGTTACTAATTTAGCCAATCAAATTAAGAAACCATTTGATAGTCTGCAGAGTGATTTCACGTACATTGGTGAAATGGCGATGTCTGGTCTTAATGCAGGGCTTTGGAGTGGCTCTGGTTCTGTTATGGCAACAGCTAATTCAATTGCTGAAAGGGTAAAAGCGACCATCAAGAGCGCACTAGATATTCACTCGCCATCTAGAGCAATGCGTGATGAAGTCGGACGTTTCATTCCTCAAGGTATCGCTGTTGGTATTGAAGCAGATGCAGGGGTTGTTGAAAAATCAATGTTGCGATTAAAAGAAAGCATGATGATTGATACTAGACCAGAAATTGCACTTGGCTTAAACAAGAAACTAGGTGCTCAAGTGACTGTTAAACAAAGTAGTAAGCAGACAATAGCTGAAAAAATCAAAGTTACTATGGACAAGTCTAGCGAACTACTCAAAAAAGCCCTGGATGTAGCTGAGACGGCCGTTAGACGACCAAATGAAATGTACTTAAACGATGGTACTTTAGTCGCCAAAACAGGCGATAAATTTGCTAAATATCAATCGGAACAACTAAGACGAAATAATAGGATGAAAGGGGTATTGTCATGACAAAGATAATGACTTTCAACGGAGTTGATATGTCTAAATTCTTTCGTATAACAGATATTATCCGCCCTATCGGGAACAAGAGGAGCGTATCAACTGATAACGCTCCCTTATTGGGCGTGAATATCCAACAGGTTAAGATTGGAGAAAAAGAGCATATCATAAAATTTGACATCAAAACCACAAATGCAATTGAAATGGAACAATTAAAGCATGATTTGGCAGGCATTCTAAACGTTTTAGAGCCAGTAAAGATTACTTATGGCGATGAGCCAGACAAATACTATATGGGGTTGCCGGTAGATGAGATTACTCCAGAAAATTTGACAAGATGGTTCCAGCGCTCAGAGTTAAAAATAATAATTCCTGATGGCGTGGCTCACAGCACGACTTTAAAAAATTTTGATATCGATACAAATGAAACAAGCGCACCGGATAGGATAGTATTTAATTTAACAAATACAGGAACAGAGCCAGCTTATCCAATTATTAGAATTAAACACAACTCAGAGAATGGATATATTGGAGTTGTTAACAACAGAGCGGCGTTTGAGTTAGGAAATCGTGAAGAGGCTGATACTGAAAAATACAGAGACTCTGAAACATTGATAGATTATAGAGGGACTAATATTCTAAAAGGATTTCAAAATGGCACTAAAGGAGTAGCTGTAACAAATGATAATAAGGAGCGTCTTGTTGGCACTTTGAGTACAACAAGTATGTGGGGGCGTAATCATATCGAATTATCAAACCGTGGTACAGTTGAAAAAAATCGAAATAATGCACAAAGTTTGACATGGGCTATTCCTGTTGATAGTAGTGGAGAAGTTGGTTCATTGAATGACTATCTGCTTTGGAGACAAGTTTTTATGGCAGCAGTCGCTAATCAATATGGTTTCATAAAGGTTACTGTATCGGATACAGACGGCAATTTCTTGTATGGGGTGGAAACTTACAAACGCTATCAGACACTTGATTGTGAGTATAGTTTTTTCACCACTGACGGCAAAGGTGGATACAAGTTTATCAAATGGTGGTATTTTACTGGGACAGGGGCTCAAGTAGGCAAACTTGATCCATTTAGCGCGGAAAAGGGCTGGTCAGAGTTAAAAAGAAACGATGATAGAGTTCAAGTGTTTTTTGATGGCTCTCATTATGACTTTATTATTCCGGAGATAAAAGACAAAAAATCAGCAAAAATCCATATCACGCTTGGAGCACTCAGAGACTGGCCTCTTGTATCACATATGTATGTTGATGAGTTCATGTATAGAAAAGACTTTGTGACAAAGAGTAGAGATATTCCTAATCGCTATCCAATAGGTTCAAATGTTGTAATCAACAGTGAGGACGATAGTGTGTATATTGACGGGATATCTAAAGTAAGCGAAGTTGTAGACGGTTCACATTGGCCAGTAATTCCTCCAGGAAAATCTCAACTAGAGTTGTATTTTTCACGTTTTGTTAAGAAAAAACCAACAGTGACAATTGAATTCGAAGAAAGGTGGCTCTAAGATGCTTTTAACAATTCATGATGCAAACTTACAAAAGGTGGCATTTGTTGACAATGATAAACAAGGCACATTGAATTATTATGACGACACATGGACTAGAAGTCTGCTTACAGGTTCATCAACATTTGAGTTTACTGTATTTAAAAAATCTATTAAGTCAGACAATGCATTACAAAAAGCCTATTCGTACCTTAATGAACGAGCCTGGGTATCTTTCAAATATCATGGTAAGAGTTTTCTTTTTAACGTTATGCAAGTTGAGGAGGATGAACAGACTATCAAATGCTATTGCGAGAACCTCAATCTTGAGTTGATAAACGAGATAGCAAATCCTTATAAAGCTAATAAGGCAATGAGCTTTGCGGAATACTGCGAGGTTATGGATTTATTAAACCATACTCGTCTTTCCATCGGCATTAATGAAATTTCAGATTACAAACGTACTCTTGAATGGGAGGGGCAAGAAACAAAACTTGCCCGCTTGTTGAGCCTTGCTAACAAGTTCAATGCTGAGATTGAGTTTGATACACAATTAGAAGCTGATAGCACTATCAAAAAGTTTAGTGTTAATATCTATCATGAAAACGACGAAAAACATCAAGGTGTAGGTCGGATAAGAAGTGATATACAACTAAAATATGGCAAGAATGTCAAATCAATCCGTCGCAAGGTTGATAAAACAGGTATTTTTAATACGATTAGACCAACTGGTAAAAGACGAGTTAAGAATGGAAAAGGCGAAGAAGTCGAGGAAATTGTAACATTAAAAGGCTTAGATGCTTGGTCTGTTAAGGATGATAGAGGTATTGTTGAATTTTATCAACGAAATGAGTCACTGTATGCGCCTATCTCAATGCAACTATATCCATCAACATTCTCACATGGCACAGCTGATGATCAATGGACAAGAAAAGATTTTAGCTACGACACTGACGATCCAAAAGAACTACATCGTCTGGGTTATAACGAGCTTAAAAAACATTGTTATCCAGCAATTACTTATGAAGTTGATGGTTTTGTCGATGCTGACATTGGTGATACAGTCAAGGCTTATGATGATGACTTTAGTCCTTTCTTGATTGTCAAGGCACGAGTTACTGACCAGAAAATCAGTTTTTCCAATCCAACAAACAACAAAACAATATTTTCAAACTTTAAAGCCCTTGAAAATCAATTATCAGACGGCATACAAGAGGATTTTGAGAGATTATTTGAGGCTGCTAAGCCATATACTATTAAATTATCAACGGACAATGGTGTTATCTTTAAAAATCAGATCGGCCAGAGTCTAGTAACCCCAACCTTATACAAGGGAGGAAAACCAGTCGTTGTTGGTGTTACTTGGCGATGGGCACTTGATGGAGAAGTAACAACAGGGATGACTTACTTAGTTAGAGGCTCAAATGTAACTGATACAGTTACTCTGACAGTTGCAGCTTACATTGGAAATAAAGAGGTTGCTGTTGATGAGATATCGCTTGTTAATGTTGCTGATGGAAAACTTGGTACACCTGGAACTCCAGGGCGAGATGGCCGTACTCCTTATGTCCATACAGCATGGGCTAATAATGCAACAGGAACAGATGGATTTAGTCTTGATAGCTCAATCAATAAACTCTATATTGGTATTTATACAGACTTTGAACCAAACGATAGCACCGACCCTAAAAAATACAAGTGGGCTAAAGTAAAAGGAGACAAGGGAGACAAGGGAGAAAAAGGAGAACCGGGACAACGTGGTTTAGATGGCTTGCAAGGTGCAAGAGGTGAACAAGGATTACCTGGTCGCAATGGTGCAGATGGCCGTACTCAATACACTCACATAGCTTACAGCAATAGCGCTGATGGAACTAAGGATTTTTCTGTAAGCGCCTCTGATAGAGCTTATATCGGTATGTATGTTGATTTTAATAGTGCTGATAGCAATACTCCATCTGATTACAATTGGACACTTGTAAAAGGATCTGATGGCGCAAATGGTGTGGCAGGTAAGGCT